ATCAACTCCCCCAGCGCGTCCGCCAGGTCTTCCGACACCTTGCGCACATTCTCATTCGCCGCTCGCTGAGAACAGTTCTTTACGATGTAGCGCATCTCCTCCAGCCGTTGCGTCGTCACCATCAGCTCACCGTGCCTTCCAGCGGAATGCTCACTGTCCGCCTGCGCAGCTCGATCAGTTCGCCCAAGCCCTTGGCCACATCCGCCCAGCTTTTCCGCATCCACTCGGTTTCTTTGTTGCGCCTCGACCGCTGCACAGCCAAATCATGCAGACCCTTCAATTGCTCCATGGTCAGCGGTTTGTGACCCCTGACCCCTGTTCCCTGTTCCCTGTTCCCTGTCATTTCTCATTCCCCTCGTTGCTTTCTTCCGCCTGCCGTTCCCGGCTGGTTTCTGTTTCCTGTTGCTGAATCATGGTTGCCAGCATCGGCCCATAGTGGTCCGGGTTGGCGCCCGAGTCGATAGCGAAGATCAGATTCTGCGCCACCTTCGGATTGGTGAGCACGGCATCCATCACGCGCCTGGTTGCGGCTGCCGTCGCCCAGCCGGCCGCGCCTCCCATTTCGTAGGGCATTCCTGCCATGTGGCCCAGGTATGCTCCCGCCGCTATCGGACCGACGTGCAGGCTCATCAGGCCGTTCACCACCGGCTTGATCGCCACGCCAAACTTCGCCCGGGCTGTCCCGGTCCGGTTCAGCTCTGCCACCCTGAAGAGCGTGTCCAGGTTGTCTTTGCCCACCACGCGCTCCAGCGGCCCGCGCCCCATCCTCTGCTGCAACCGGCTCAGGTTGTTCATCAACCGGCCGCCGTCGAAGCCGCGATACTCCCAGCTCCGCGCGCTGCTGCTGGCGTTGCCTGTGAAGCTGCCATCCACGGCCGCGGCCACCGCTTTCATTTTTTGCGCGTTCTTGAAAGCGTCGTTGAAGCCGCTCAATTCCTTGGGACTCACCGCGCCATGAATATCTTTCATCAACTGATCCATCTGGCGGTTCGTCTCGTCCACAGCCTTCTCAGCGGCCGCCTGAGCTTCCAGCCCGCTCGCGCCCTTGTAGGCTGCCCAGGCATCCTTGTTGGCCTGCCGAATGGCGTTGAACTTGCCTCCGGTGATGTCATTGAAATGCTCGTAGCCGTCCGTCGCGAGCTTGTCGAGCTGGTTAGCAGCTTCGGTATAGCTGCCCGTCTTCTTGAGCGTTGCGGGGATGTCAACCGGCAAAAAGTTCGGCTTGCCGGCGTTGGGCAGGTTCGCCGTCACCCGCTCGTGATATTCGCCCAACTGTTTCATGGCGTCGGCGCGGGCTTCCAGTATCTGCCGCTGCTGCGCCGGCGGCATATGCTCAAACTCCGGCCCATCCACAATCTTGTTCAGGTTGGCGACGTGCGCGCTGGCAATGTTCGCATCCTGGGTTTTCAGCACGCCGCCGCCTCTGGCTACATCCGCTTGCGCCTCTGCACCGCCCTCTGTGGCGGGCGTGTAAGCTTGCACACGTTTAAGCATCCTGTCGGGTACCGTTTGGGCTGTCGATCCCATCTCGGCGCGATTTTGCGGCCCCACTTTTCCTTCTCCCTCGACTCTCGATGCTGCTGGATCAAACTTTGCGGCCGGGTGTGCGATCCGGCCCGTTGTTCCTTCTTCCGGCGTCACTCCGCGCAGATTGAACTCATACGGCCCGGTAGAAGCCGGTAGCCCCGGCGCGCTGGGCGGCACGGCGCGGCTCTCGTTCACTTCCTCCAGGTGCCCCGCCAGGGATCCTCGCGCCGCATTGCGAATCGATTCCTGGCCGGCCGCCTGTTGCGGCGTGGCGCGCGCATTGCGCACCTCGGCGGATACCGGCGTCGGAACTCCGCCCACATCCTCCAGCGTCGTCGCCCGCTTGGCGATCGCGGAGCTGAGCCCCTGCCCCGCCGCATCCAACGCGCCGCCCAGCGCCGCGGTCGTCATACCCGCGCCCACCGCCGCTCCAGTGTCGCCTCCGGTCTTCACATAGGTCTGCGCGCCGCCCGCCATGCCCTGGCGCACAGCCGTGGTGCCGATCTTGATGATCTTCTGGATGGGCGCCGGCAGCTTCTCCAGGATGCTGGCCACTCCGGTAGCTTCTTTGAGCTTCTCCGCCATGGGAAGCATTTCAGCGCCCTTCCCGAGCAGTTTGAAGAGACCATCCATCCCGATGAACTCGCCGATGTTCTCTCCCGCCTCTCCCACGCCCTGCGCCACACCCTTCGTGGGCGTCGCCGCGGCCTCCTGCAGCATCTCTTCCGGCCTGGTCAGCGGCCCTCCGCCGCGCGCCAGGCGGTCCACGCCGGCGGCTGTCCGCTCCACTCCCGCGCCCGCGCCTGTGAACAGGTTTTGGGCGACCTTTTCCGGCGCTTCTGAAACGCTGTCCAGCAGTTTCAGCGGATGATACCAGGGCAAGCCGTCCAGGTAACGGTCGATGGCGTCCTCGTCCACCGGCAGCGCCGCATGGTCGCGCGCATAGCGTTCCAGGGTTCCCTGGTCGGCAAAGCGGTGTCCCGCTGCCCCGGCCTTCTCCACGTTGCTGAATGGGATATCCACCGGCTGGCCCTGCGGATCGAGCATCTTGTAAGTGCCTTCGCCGTTGGCGTTGTAAGCCATCCCCTTCGGCTGCTGCGCGTTCACGCCGTCCGGCGCCCCGGTAGTTGCCGGGTTGTTACCGGGTGCACTCACCGGGGTGGCTTTGCTCATATCGAACAAGGGTTGCGCCGCCTGCGCTGCGCCGATGGGCACAGCTTTTGACATATCGAAGAGAGGCGCCGTGTTCATTGCGGGGCGATCCCATAGTCAACGGTGCCGGTTGCGTTCGTCCAGTGCATTTTCCCATCGGGGCCAGGCGCTTTGTATGTTGCTCCCGCCGGTGGCGCAGCCGGCTGCGCGATCGCGTCCTTCTGCACAAATTCCTTGGCTCCCAGCCCTTCCAGAATCTTCGTACTCTCGGGCGAGAGCATCTGAAAGTCTCGCGGCCTGCCCATGCCGGTTTCGTACTGGTGGCTCAGAGCGTCATAGCGCCCATTCATCAGCGTCAGCGCCTCCTGGATGCCGGCCTTGATCTGGTCGGGCGTCTGCGCCGTGCTCATGGTTTCCTTCCAGCCCTGAATCTCCTGGTCGGTTCCGGCGGTGCGCTTGAAGATAGCGCTTAGTTCGTCGGCCACGGCGTTGACATCTTTTTTGTACTGCCCCGGCGCCGTGGCTCCAAACCATGGCCCAACGGTATTTTTGAAGGCATTCGCTGCTTGGAAATTCGTGTTTCCCAGCGCCGCGCCTGTTTTGTTGAGCTGGTCGAGATGCTGAATTGCAGTGTTCAGGCTGCGGATGTTTGTGGCTGCCTCGCCGCTGGTGAAGTCCTGCAACAGCTTGTGGCGCGTGCCGTACTGCTTCTCGTCGTAACTGGGATCGATCTGCTGCGCCAATCCAATCGCCGTCTCGCGGTCAACCTGGCCGCTCTTGGCAAATTTGCGCTGCGGAAAGGTCGCAGGATCGGTTCGGTAATCGAGCAAGCCTTTCACCGCCGCCTGAATCGGAGCGGGATATTGTTCCAGTCCTGCGGTTCCAGTCGCTCCTGGCGTCGGCGTAGCAGTTTGGGCTCGTTTTGCTTCCGCCTCGGCACGCGCTTTTTCCGCTTCCGCATAATTTTTGGCTGCTTCCGCTGGCGCAGCCTCGGCACGCGCTGTTGCCTCGGCACGCGCTTTTCCCGCTTCCGCATAATTTTTGGCTGCTTCCGCTGGCGCAGCCTTGGCCCGCGCTGTTGCCTCCGCGGTCTGCGCCACTTTCAGGCCGGTTTCCACCTGGTCTGTCTTGTACTTCAGCGCCGCATTTCCGGCCGCCGTGTTGTAATCGTCGATCTCCCCCTGGGTGATCGGGCCGGATGCTTTGTGTTCGAGATATTGCCCGGTGGTGTTGTCGAAGGTATGGAAAATCGCTCCATCCGGCAGCACGGTGGCCCGGTAGCCGGGCGTCGTCTTGTAAACCTTGAATCCGGCCACCTGGCCATTCTCGTAGTTGGGAACAAACTCCAGCGCGTGATTTTTTACCAAGTCTTCCATCAGTTGCGGATTTTTAGCCATCAGGTGGCTGATGTCCCCGACGTGTGCGGTAGTTCCCAGCAGAATTCCGCCATTCTCCTTGAGCCGGTCTTCCTGCTTGTCGGCGAACTGCTCATCCTCCTGGCTGGCCTTCACCTTCAACCGCGCTGCGGTGTAGGCGTGCTCCGCCATCTGCATCCGCAGCAATTGGTTGTTCGCATTGTCCAGCGTCTGCTGCCGCGCCTGTTCGGTCATCTCTTTCTGCTGCTTTTGCTGCTGTTGCTGATCCTGCTGGCCGGCCTCCACACCGGCCAGCGCCGCCTTCCCCATGTTGCCCGCGCCCTTGCCAGCCGCCAGCCCCGCCGCCGCCCCGTGGATAGCTTCTCCGGCAATGCGCAGCCACTGCTCTCCATGGGTCAAGCTCACCTGCTTGACATAGCTGTTTCCGTCCTGGTCCTTGCCGATCTCCGGCCGCGTCTTCCCCGTCAGCGCGTCTGCGATCGAGTCCATCACGCCCAGAATGCCGCCGCGCTTCTGCGGCGTAATCACCGTCGGTTGCGCGGGCGCGGGGGCTGCGGGCGGCGCGCCAGCGGCCGCTCCTGGCGTCGCTGGGGTTGCGGCGGCCTTCTGCGCGCTTGCCGTCGGCTGCGCGGCGCCCTGCGCGGCTTGGCTCCAGTCTCCTCCGCCTGCTGCGGGCGCCGGCTGCTGGCTCGCTATCTGCGCGCTCTTGTCTCCGCTGCCCGTCTGGTCCGGTATTGCTTGTGCCTCAGCCATGATTTTCCTCTTAGGTCTTGAATCCGCCCTCAGCCCACCCGCCGCCGAGCGCTCCCGCCGCGCCAATCGCGGCATTGATCCAGGAGTTGTTTTCCTGGGCAATCTGGTTGGCCGTGGTTCCCGCCGCCGTGCCCGCTCCGGTCGCCGCGGTCTCGTAGCCCACGGGATTATCCCCGGCGGCAATGCTCATCAGCCCGCTGCCCGCCTGTTGCCATTCCTGGTACCCCTGGTTGTAATTGGCTTCCTGAATCTGCGTTTCCTCGCCGCTTTCGCTTTGCGCCGCCTTCTCCGCCACCTGCTGCTGCATCTCCGATTGCGCCCCGCTGGGCAGCGGATTGGTCCCTCCACCCTCCGCGGCGATCGCCTCGCCCGTCGCCTTCGCTGCCTGGGCGTAATTCTCTGCGGTACCCTCCACCGCCTGGGCGTTCAGGGTATTTGTCTCCTCCTCACTGAAGCCTTGCTGGTTCGGCCCGGCGGCGAATATCTTGTCGAATTGCGCTTTCAGCGGCGCGTACACAGCCTGCTGGTCGGCGTACTGCTCGGCGGTCATCTGCTGAGCCTGCTGGTAGGCCTGCATCTGCTCATCTTGCAGTTGGGTCTGCGCTCCGGTCGCTCCGCACATCCTGCATTCCTTTCCAGGTTCACACGCCGCTCTGGCGGATCAGCTTCTTCCTCAGCATTTCCCCATGGCGCTCGAACCCCAGCCGCTTTATGCAGAATCGTATCAGGCTTTCGTTCCTGCTGTCGAAGATAAGTTCCTCCGCGCCCATGGGAATCACCGTCCGCTCCAGCCACTGGCAACCCTCGGCCAGCGCCCTGAAGACGCGCATGGGCCGCCCCTCCTCGCAGGGCGGGAACTGGATGAAAATCTGCACCACGTTGTGTATCGGACCTTCCATGAGCGCCATGCTTTTTATAATGTGCATCTTGAAGAAGTAGCACGGCCCCTGCCGGTCGCTGAGCAGGAACCCGTCGCGTCCCAGTCTGTTCTCCAGCCAGAATCCGGGGTCGATCGTGCCGGCGTGCTCCGGGTCCGCCGCCGTCCACCGCTCCGCCAGCTCGCGATCGCGCTCGTCCGTCGGACGCAAGAAGCAATCTCCGAACTTGAAGGTATTCAGCGCCGTCATGGTTTTTCTGACCCCTGGCCCTTGACCTCTGTTTCCTGCTTTTCAATTTGCTGCACTTCGTACTCCAACTGCCCGCCACACAGCGCGCATTTCCCAATCGGGCTGCCCGGCCCGGGCTTGTGAATGTACAGCGGCGATGTCCCGCACATCAGCTCGCCCAGCCGGTCAACCTCCTCCAAGCTGATGAGGCTGCCAAACCTCAGAATCTTGGCATGGTCCGCGTTCTTCACGCATTGAATCTTCAACCGGATTTCAGCCATGTGCCGCTTCCGGCTCGCAGGGGTTAGGGGTTAGGCGTGAGGGATCAGAAGCCGCTTTTTTGGTGCAAATGCGGCTGTTACATAAGGTTTCCTCTTCATCGACCCATCCGCAGGCTTCACCCGTCCGTCTGTCAATGCACGGCGTGAACTCGGTACAACCGCAAATACGGCAGATTCCTCTCACTGGCGCAGGCCTCCGCAGAAACTCATTCAACTCGGCCAACTGAGCAGCTATCTCAAATAAGACTACCGCCTGGATTGTTGGCATTGCTTGACTGTTAGTCTTGAGAGCCTCGCAAGCGTGTTCTCGAAGTTCGTTCGCGTTCATCCCTATTCCCCTTTCTAACCCCTAACCCCTAAGCCCTAACCCCTGATCCCTATCTCGCCGCTTGCTCCTTGCGCTCGTCCTCGGTCGTCGCGTAGATGCCCCAGTCCATTAGCTCATCCGCGGCGGCCTGCGTCCCGTAATCGAACTTGGTCAGAATGCAGTCGCTCACCAGGCTGCGCCCGTTGATCTTCGTCTTGTAGCGGTCGCTGTAGACGCTCACGCTCTCGGGCACCGGCTTGGGAGGATCCTGATCAATCTGCAGCAGCGGATCCCACGGCCGCGCCGCCGAGGCCGCAATCTCGCCCAGCAGAATGCTCACCGCCGGCCGCGCGCCCACCGCCGCGCTCTTGGCGCTGATGTGCACCACTTCGGTGGTCTGCCCGGTCGGGCACAGCAGGTTCACGCCCTTGACATCCCACGCCGGGTAAGCTGTGCCGCCGGTGAACACTCCCGGATGATCCCGGTCGGAGGCGTTGTCATTCCATAATGTCCCGCTTGCGTCGCGCGCCAAAATCGGTCCACCACCCACCGGAGGCCCAATCAGCAGTTGGAAAATCCCTGGGCTGGTCTCCACCGATTGCACGGCGCTTGTACCTCCCACAACTGCCGCCCTCGGGCTCCATAGCAAGCCGCTCTCCGGAGGCGCCACGCTCGACATGCGGAACCAGCCTACGGCTCCATCCGCCACGTACATCCCGGTATCTCTCGTGTTGGCGATGCACCAGCTCAGAAAGGCTGTCGCCGGGTTGTAAAGCGCACTGTTGAGGCCGCCGGTAGTGACTTTCAGGAACTGATCTCCGATCGGGAATCCGACCTCCGTGTAGCCGCTCTGCGGATTGAACGGATACTGGATCGTGATGCTGCTCACCTTTGCGTTAGCCTCCATCAGGTAGATCACGGTCCCCAAGATGTCCAGGGCGTTGTAGTTTGCCAGGTTCACCTTGTCGCAATACTTGGTCGCGTAGAAGGGATTGCTGGCCGTTCCCAGTCCCAGCACAATCTCGATTCCGCTCGTGGTGAAAACAAGCAGGGCTCCATTTTCCACCGTGATGGGCACGGCGCGGATAAAATTGCCCTTCAGCGGAATTTCGTTCAGGGGCGGAAAAGCCGTCGCGCCATTGCCGGTTATGGTGTCCGGGCCGCCGCTGTAGTAGAGCGTGGATCCCAAACCCATCCAAACTCTTTGCAGATAGAAAACCGGAGCCGTCATTCCCGGTTGTGGCGGATCGTTGCTCTCGGCCACTGGCGCGGGAATAAGAGCGTTCAGCGCGCCGCCGCCCGTAGTGCTGGTGTCGGGGATCCCCAGTTCGCCATAATCCAGGCTTGTTCCCAGGGTATCGGTCGGGGTTTGGTCTTCGAGGATCAGCGTGGCTTGTCCCTGAGCCGTCCTCCAAATCCAAATCTGATCTATCTGCGTATCGGAGTCAAAGCCGTCCAGAATTTCAAGGTACGGTTGCAGGCCGCTGGTGTTGGCTGGCCCGAGAATCCCGCCGGGGATAGTCACCGGCAAAGATGCCGTGGACACCGATCCATCGATCGAATGAGTCGAAAAAGCATAGCTGACCGCGGCGGTCGTCAGCTTTACCCCCGGCCCTACGCAGGTCCAGGTCAGCGCGCCGTCGCTGGTGGTGGCTCCCACCGTCGTGGCCCAGGTGGGCTCTGATCCTCCGGAGTTCCCTCCGCCTCCGTTGGTTACAATCTGCAGGTTCTGGTTCGAGTCCACAATGACGAGAATTTGTCCCGAGACGCTTGCATTCCCGAAGGCGGTTGAAGCGGTCCAAACTCCGGATGGTCCAAAGTTCCACCAGACGGCCGTGCCGTCCACAGTCAGCGAATATGGACCTTGCCCCACTGTCCAGTTGGGGTAATTCAAGCCGGTTTTGTAGTTCGTTCCGCCAGGAACGAAGTTCATCATCACCTGAATGTTTTGGTTTGGGTCGAGTATCGAATAAAACTGGCCCTGCACGGTGTTCGCCTGCCAAAAACGCGCTCCATCTGACACCAGAAGCGGGGATCCATGGAAAGAAGATGCTCCCAGACCCCAATTCTGCAATGCCGTCCCATAGCATTTCCACTGCTGCCCGGCGTCGGCTGTCACCGCGAACTGCGTTCCACTGAAAATGGGCGCTGTCGCCCCCGTCGTTCCGTTGCCCGTCGATCCTGTGCCTGTATCCGCGGTCTGGGCATAGGCTGTGTGCGCCAGCGCGATGGTGAAGATGCCCAGCGTCGTCGAAACGATCGAAGCCACCGGATAAGTGTGCGTGTTCAAGTAAGTTGCTCCGGTAAGCCCGCTGAAGCTCACCGCCGCGCCCACCAGGTTGGGAAACTGCTCCGGAACCGCCTGCGGATTCACCCAGATCGTCACCGTCGTCCCATTCGACGCCGTAGCCACAATTTGAAGCGAGATTCCGCCCAGCGCCATCTGTATGGTTCCCGGCGCCGCGCCTTCGTTGATCAGATTGCCGGAGTTGAATGTCTTGCTCGGTCCCCATCCTCCCGGATAAATCCACTTCTTCAGCGCATTCGACCGCGTGAAAAAGAGAGTTGTTCCGACTCCTAAAAAGCGGGTCGGTCCGCCTCCCGATCCGCTGTAGACGGTGCTCTTTCCCCCGCCCGTTGCGTCATAAATGCTGCCATCGCTCCCGTCGGCGAGTATGCGGATGATCTCCTGGCCGTACTGGATGCACTTGAAGGCATAGAAACTCAGAATCGACGGAAAGGTTGTAGAGTTCCATTCCGGATTGCCCGGCCGGCGGATATCGGTCAATTTGGCGCTGATCTCCCGGTTCAGCCCATCCCACATGGAGTCGAACCGGCTTCCCTGGTAGAACTTTTTGATCAGATAGGCGGTGGCCGCGTCGCGGTACGGGCTGCGCTGGGTCCACAATCCTGTGAACTGTTCGCCGCCCATGTTGAGCGCTCCGTACCGGGTTGGGTCCGTCTGCGCTCCAGTCGCCTGTATCGGGTTAGCCATTGGTCGCTGCGCTCCTGAAAACAGGGGTTAGGGATTAGGGGTTAGGGGTCAGTTCCGGCTCGCCGCCGCTGTTGCTTGGATTCAGCAGCGCCGTCAGCCGCGCCTGCAACACGATCTGCAAGATGTTGGCCTTGTCCGAGCCTCCGAGTCCAATCACCGCATCGCGCAGTTCCATGTCGCTCACCGCGGCGATCGCCTCGTCCACCTGCTCCACGGGAATCTCCAAGCTGATCGGGAAAACCAGTTGGGGCGCATCCTCCGCTTCGGTCTCGTCCGCCGGCTCCGGCGCCTCTACATTCTCCGCTTCGGCGCTTGCGGGTTTCAGTTTTTGGGCTTTGTACCAACTGATCTTCAAAGCCTTGGCTACGGCGCTGACACTTTTGCCTTCCTCAAACAGTTGGGCAGCTTCGGTTTCGAGTGCATTCTCCATAGCGGGATAATACCGTCACTCTCTCCACTATGTCAAGTGGTTTATTGCGCGCGGCCGGACGCGCCTGTCTGCCCCGCCGCCTGGCTGCGCTGGAAGGTTCGCGTCACATTCATCCAGTCGCCGATAAAGATCGCCTTAGCCTGCTCATCCAGCCCATCCTGGGTGGCCAGCAGGCCGCTTACAAAGTCCTTCTCCCAGATCGGGAAGCGCGTGTCGTTCACCAGCAGCCCCGCCAGCGCCAGCAGCCCAATGTTGAAAAGATACCCGTACTCATCCGCCACCGGACCCCACAGGCTCCCAAAGCTGGTCATCAACGTGGGCTTCTGCTGGAAGTCGAAGTTGGCGGTATAATCCGCGTCCGGCGTGTAGTTGAAGCGGAAGGTAATGTTGCCGGCGTTGTCGTCGTACTGCGGCGCCGCAATTGTGGGCCTGGCCACGCTGCTGTTCTTGGGCAGCGCCACGGCGCCCTGCAGGGGCATGTCGTTGCCCTCCGCATCCGTCAGCCATTGCGTCTCAATCCGACCCAGCGTGGGCAGCGCTTGCGCATAATCCGTCCCGCCCAATTGGCTGATCGCGAAAGCCGCGTGCCCGCGGTTCGCCCGCCAGATAAACGGCGCGCCCAGAATGCGCTGCTTGATAATGTTCGCCATGGTAATGCCGGGCTGCTGATTGTTGACGTTCAGCAGTTGATTCTTCAGCAGCGTCGAGCAGAACGCGGCGGAGTCCGAGAACGTCAGTGTGCTGGCCATCGGTCGTTCCTGCTTTCCTTCCCACGGGCTTTAGTACGGCTGGTCCGCCGTGTACGGCCCAATCTGGTCCCAGCGCCGCTCTACAACCTGCGTCAGCGGAACCAGGCTATAGACGTTCGGCTCCTTGTCGCCCTCTCCGGTCATGTCCGCCACAATCTCCGCCACCCAACCCTTGATGAGTCCTTCCTTGCCCTTCACCAGCGCCAGCATCTCCTGGCCGCGCTTGGCGTCCGCCGGGTTGGGGCTGGCCGCCAGGCACTCCGCCTCCAGCCCGCGCCGCACATGCCGCAGATAACTATCCGGGAAGGGATTCAGCGCCTGCTTGAAGGTCGCGATCGTGGGCGGCTCCATTTGGTAGTAGGGATTGATCTGGTAAGTCGGCCCGGTCTGGTTGGGCAGCTTGTCCACTCTGAATCCCTGGCTGCCGCCGCTTACTACCGTCCACGTGCAGCCGCCGTCCGTCACCGTCACACCCTCGGCGCTCTGCGCCGGCGCGCTGGGCTGGCTCGTTCCCGTCGTTCCAAAGCCGGTCAAGATCAGGATGTTCCCGTTGGCGTCCACAAAGTTCATAATCGGGTTGGCGCCCTGCGGGCCGCTCGTCACCAGCGGGTAGTAAGTTACTCCCGGCCCCGGCCAGCTTCCGAAGCTCAGCTCGGAGTTGTACATCCAGCAGATCTCTCCCGGCCGCCACATCTGCACGCTGGTCCGGCTCAGTCCGCGCCTCCAGGTCAGGTTCCACAGCGGCTTGGGGATCTGCGTGTTGTTGATGTCGATCATGTCGCAGTCTTCGCCCCAGCCGATCGGCCCGGCCGCCTGCGCAGGCTGCGGATAGTCCTGCTGCCAGCTATTCGTATAGAAGGGCGTCGCCACGGCGCGGTTGAACTTCCAGTTGAAGCGCGCCGTCAGCAGGTCGGCGAAGACGCGGTTGATCATCTCCAGAGCCAGCGCGTTGCCGTAGCCTCCAGGCACGTGCCGCGGATCCGGGATTCCCTTCCCGGCCATGGCGTCGAGTAGGGTTTGCAGAGTTTGGGAGCTGTTTGCCGTCGCACACCGCCTGATCTCTGATCTCTGAACACTGATCCCTGTTCTTGCGGCTCAGGGCCAGTTTGCCGGGGGAATAGTCGGCGCCCTGGCCCTGCCGCTCTGCCGCGCTTACCAGGAGGCATGGCGCGCCGGCATCCCGTTGGCTTACCCCACAACCTCGATCTGGGCATCCAGCAGTTGCGCGCTGGGCACGGCCGCCGTGCCTGTCGCCATGGTTACCGCCAGGGTCTCCGCCGTCAGCAAGTTCACCGTCGGCGTGCTGAAGGTGATCTTCGCCGGCACACTGGTTGTCGCCCAGGGCGTAAATCCGGCCACATTCGCCACCCCCAGCACCACCGTGCTGCTCGGGTTCGTCCACGTCGCCTTGGCAATGTTGGTGTCGGTCGAAGCGGCCAGAAAAGTGTACAGTGCCGTCGCGGTCAGCGCGGCGGTCGTTCCCAATACAACTTGATTGCCCACCGCTGTGCCGCCGTGCACAATAAAGGTCACCAGCGTGCCATTCACGGTGATGGTGTCCCCGGCGGTCGGGTTCGTCCCCACAGTGATCGTGTCGCTCGACCCGATGTTCGAGTCCAGGAACTCCGTGATCGCGGCCGTCGTGGCCGTGCCCAGGTCCGCCTTCACATGCCCGTAGCTCATAATGGCTGCGGTCGCTCCCGTCGTGGCCACCAGCAGCTCGAACTCGAAGTCGATAGGCAGGTTCACGCTGGCTGCCGTGTTCGTGGCTGTCGTCGAGATGGAGCAGAGCGTCACTCCGCCCAGCGTCAGCGCCAGCGTGATGGTCGCCACGTTCGAGCTGGTGGTCGAGTACACCATGCGCCCGCGCACGCGCACTCTGCGGTTCTGCACGTTCAGCGCGCCCGCGTTCAAGGCCAGGCTCAGCAGCGTCTGCGCCGTGGTGATTGCGGTCAGCGCCAGCGCGTTCTCCACAATCGCCAGCCTCGAAAACAAGACGGCGCGCGTGCGGCTTGCTCCGCTGATCTCCAGGATGTTGTTCTCCGTGTCCAGGATCAGCGCCTGCTGGTCATATGGGTTGGTTCCTGCCGCGTTCAGCGGCCCAAAGCTCAAACGGTCTGCGCCCATCGTCCTGCTCCTTTTTGGCTAGTAACCTTTCAGGATTACCCAGCCGGTTGTCGCTACGCCAGTCAGTGTCACGGCGCTCGTTGAAAGTGCGCTCTCGATCGCAGCGCTCCCGCCTTCCACATCGGGCGTCACGGTAAATGCCGTGGGAAACGTATAAGCGGCCGTCCCTGTGCAAGCGGCAGCGTAGGCTATGACTTCCTTGAAGCTCGAACCCTGCTCGGGCTGGGAGTAGGTTACCGTCCCCGAAGTGGAGCAGTTCACGACCGATTGCGCCGATGAAACGTTCACCTTCGTGAATCCACCGGCGGCCGGTGCCGTTCCTCCGATCGCCGGCGGGCTGGCCAGGTATGTCGCTCCATCCGTGGCCACAGGCGCAATCGCGCTTCCCAGCGGCTTCCAGCTCAAAAAGAATGTGTGCCCGTTGGTCGTGGGGCTGGCCAGCAGTCCGGTCAGATTCAACGCCGTCTGGTATGGAACGCTTCCCAGCGCGCCCCCCGCCAGATTGCCCGCCGTGGCATTCCCGTTCGAGGGCGCGCCCACATAGTGAAAGGTCACCACGGTTGTCGAGTCCCCGGCGGTGTAGGTAATCAGGTTAATGCGCAGATAAATCACCGGCGCCGCGCTGATGAACTCCGCTCCGCTGGCCGTGCAGCTTATGGCGCTCCCGCCGTCCACGTTGTACCAGTTGCTGTCGTCGCTCGATCCCTGGGCGTGGAAGGTGCAAGCGCTGGGCGCGGTCCCGCTCACCGTGAAATCGATGGTATAGATTGCAGGGCGGGGCGCAACCAGACCGTTCAGAATGATGTAGTTTCCCAGTTGCCCGGTCGTCGTCGCGCTGTTCGCGGTCCAGGTGTAGACGAGGCTTGAAGACAGATTGCTCTGCGCGGCGGCCAACCCCGCGCCTATCAGCGCCAAAGCCAGTACCAAACCGCCGCGAATCAGCTTGTTTTTCATCGTCCGCCCCCTGATCCCTGATCTCTGACCCCTGATCTCTGTTTTACGCCGCGTACCTGTCACAAGGCCGGCGCCGCAGTACCGGCGCTCCGGTCTCCGTGTTTGTCGTGGTGATGGTTACGCCGCATTGCATCTCCTGGGCGGCCTCTTCGCTCAGCTTGTCTTTGGCCAGGTCATACAGCCGGTTGAACTCAGCCAGATCCGCATGATACTTCGCCACGCGGGCATCGCGCTGGGCCGCTGTCTCGCCCTCGCGAATCGCGGTCGCCTGGTCGGCGGGATGCGGGCTCCAGCACTCGCCGCGGCAGATAATGCACTTGATCAGCTTGGTAAAGCCGTCCGGCATGTTGAAGACGCTCAGCGCGCTGTCGCCCTTGCCCTTGTAGGGATTCTTCGGCGATCCTCCCTGGCGGTGGTTGCATTCGGCCATCAAAGCCTTGCGGTTCGCCCTGTCGGTCGCCAATTGCGCCTGCCGCTGCCGGTTCTTCCGGCTGCGGTCCGCCTTCTCGTTCTTCAGGCGCTGGTTACGTTCCTTGGCCTCTTCCAGGTCAAGCTGCTTGGTCTCCAGATCAATCCGCTTGATCTCCAGATCGAGCTTCGCCAGATCGCTCTCCGCCTTTGCTTCCGCCGTGCTTTTGGCTGTCTCTGCCATGATGCTCTCCCATTCCCCTCAAAGTCTCCGGCGATTTGGCTTGCGCCGAGGCTCGCCGGGGGCCTGCAGCGCCTTGCGATAAATCTCTCCGTGCCTGATGCAGTTCCAAATCTCGAAATCCGGGCTCGTAACCTGTACTGCCGCGTGGCCACACCTTGGGCAGTGCTTCTTCGCCGCCATCTGCGCTACAACCGATGTCGCGCCTTCAAAGTTGGGCTGCATCTCCGATTCTCCTTTGCATTCCGCCGGGGCGGTCTCGGCCGCCCCGGATTCCTAACCCCTGATCCCTAACCCCTAATCCCTGCGGTTAGGTTGTCTGCGGCACCGCGTTGGCGATGCGCATACGGCTGGTCGCGTCTGGAGGCAAGCCCACGCCGAAGACGCAATTGTAGCCCGTGCCGGCCATGATCAGGCCGTTCGGGTCGTAGGCGGTCCGTTCCTTGTACTCGCCCGCCCATAGGTTCATGTTCTCCCAGCGCGGATCGATCTTGGTGTGCCGCTTGTTCGGGAAGTTCACAAACACGATCGCATCCGCTCCGGCAAGGTAAGTGCTGATCGCCGTCAGCCCGCTGCCTTCCCAGTTGGTGGTCTGCGTCTGGTTGGTGCTCTTCCTCCAGTGGCAGCCCATCAACTCCAGCGTCTTGACGGGCGTTTCCCCGTCCTGCCCGTCCAGCGGCTCCAGCTTCAACTGCCCGGCGTCGGTGTGCTTCCAGATATCGACAACCGAGTTGTTCGAGTTGTCGAGCATCATGTCGCCCACAAAGAAGTCGTGGATGCTGCCGTTGTAATAGCCGTTCGCCATCGGTCGCACGGTCGCGCCGCCCAGGCTGGCCGGCATCTGCTCGATCATGTTCTTCGAGAAGGCGTACGGCGAGTTGGTCGAGTCCTGGTTCGATGTCCTGCCGTCCCAGGTGCGCAGGTAATCCATCATGTACATCACCAGGTCGTCGATGCTGATGCCGAGCTGGTAGGCCATCACGCGCCGGTTCTCTTCCAGATCGTTCGAGATCGAGGTCAGGAACGCCAGATCGGAGATGTTGTTGTAGTTGGCCAGTTGCGCCACCACAATGTCCTTGAAGTTCACGCTGATCTGCTCGGGCGTCCCGATGGTGCCTTCCGTCTGTTGCTGCGTATCCGCGCCTAGCGGAATCGCCATGAAGTTGCGGAAGGTCTGGCCGCTCTTCTCCGGCAGGTCCATATGGGTCACCATCAGCAGCTTGTTCAGGTTCATATAAAGCCACTTCATGAAGACCCGGTTGTAGTGGATCGTAAGCCGCGCCTGCGGCATGTTGGCGCTGGTCTGCGCCGCCGGGCTGGGACCGTCGCAAACTGTTGCCGCTCCAGCCGCCATCGCCGCGGCATTCATGGCGCTGTGCAGGGTTACCGCGATAGCGCCGCCGATCGCGGCGATGACTTGGATGATGGTCCAAAGCACACAAGCCACGCCACGCGAGATTTTGCACTGCATCGTCTCGGTCATACTCCGCTCCCTGGTCCGCGGCTCAGTTTCTAAGCTGTCCGCTGCTGAGGGAAGTGGAACTCGCACGCCGCCGCGTAGTCTGGATCGTTCGCCTCGATCAGGCGCCGCATCTTCGCTTCCGGCATGGTGCGGATCTCCTCTTCCGTGTACTTCACAGTCCGTGTCTGCGCGGTCTGCGGGGCGCTGAAGCTGCTGCTTCGCGCGCCGGTGGCGAACCGCGTGCCTCTTGGCCTCTCCACGTGCTGCACCTGGCTCTCGCCAGGAAGTACAGGGGGCGTTATGGTTAGGGTTTGCGGCTCCTCGAAGAGTTCGCCGCGCTGCTGTAGCTCCTGAAAAGTCTCGGTCAGCATCTGTTTGGTAATCAGGCCAACCTTGCCGCCTACTTTGCGGCCCGCGCTCTCGCACAGCATCCGCTTGTTGCCGGCGTGGGGATAAAACTCCGGGTGCTCGGCCTGCCACGCCATGCAAAGGTTCGCAAAGATCTGGATCGCCTGCTGGCGCGGGTCCACGCCCGTCTGGTCCACCACCAGGCGAATCACGGCCTCGCCGCTCTTGGCCGGATTGCTCAGGTCGAGCGTCGCCTGCATCCGCTCATCGGCGCTGAGGCTTGTCCGGGGCGCGGCCGGGGGTGGCGTCCCCGGCGCCGCTGGTTGTATCGGCGCTGCCGCGCGGCGGACAAGAGCAATCTGCGCGTTGGCGTTCTGGATGGCCAGTTTCTGCAACACTTCCTCCATGCTCGCCCCATAGGTGGCGTTCAGCGCGCTGCCGTCCTCCAGGTCGATAATCCAGCAGACAGTTTCCGGCTCAACCGGCTTTCCGTTCGGCCTCGTCTCGCTCCAATAGGCTTTCATTCCCCGGTTCCCTTCTCTTTCCGCTGCTCCAACTCCAGTTCGGCCAGCTCCGCGTCCACCATCAACTCCAGTTCGCCCTTCGCCCGGCGGTACATCTTGGCGTACCCAAACGCCTCGGCGATCGCGTCCCGATCCTTTAGCGGGTCTCCCTGAGCCAGGATTATAGCCGCCTTCTCATGGATTCTGCACGTTTTTTCCAGCAGCCTCGCCAAAATCGGCCATCCCGGCAGTATCCGCATCTCCCGCAGGTCCATCCGCTCGGCGGTGGTCAGCTCCCTGTCCGGGTCTTCCACGGGCGCCCGGCGCAGCGTTTCCTGAGCCGCCCCCGCCTCTTCCATCCGGCCATCTTTCAGCGCCGCCAACTCCGGGTTCAACGGGACGCCGGCCAGGTACTTCTCCAGCGGCGTTAGTTCTGACCCCTGATCTCTGACCCCTGATCCCTGGTTCATTCCCCCACTCCCGGCACGCCATTTTGCAGCTCGCCCATGTCTGTGTTGCGCTCCAGCCGCGCCTCGGCCAGTTCCAGGGGCACGTCGCCGCTCACGTGGTCCATAGCCTTGTCCACCAGCGTATGCTGGATGTCCTGTTTGCCCTGCTCCTGAATCTGCTGGAGCTTGTTCTGACCCTTCGCCTGCTCCACGGCCTGCGCCATCTTGGCCTTGATCGCCTCGGGATTCATCTGCGCCATGTTCTGTTTCTGCTCGTCCGTCATGGGCACAAAGATGTCCTGCCAGTTTTGCAGTTCGCTCATCCGCTGGAAGGCGTTCTCGATAGCCTGGAAGTTGATCGTCTGCCCGATCTCGTGCTGCCACTGCATCAACTGCGGCTGCTGCACAATCTGCAGGAAGAACGGTATCAACTGCATAATCGCGGCCTTGGCCGCCAGCTTCTGCCCGCACAGCACCTTGATCTCGAACTCCGCGTCGATGAACGCCTCGGCGGTAATCTCCTCCAGGATGCTCGCTCCCAGCCGCGAGCTGAGAATCTCGCGGATCTCCTGAATAGGCATGTCCTCCAGAATCCGCTCCCGCTGGAAAGCTCTCCACCGCTTGATGGTGTACTCCAGGTGCGCCACGGGGTCGGCGATGTTGTCGTCGGCCTTCGATCCCGCCCGGTTCACCCCCGCCGCCGTGCGCATGGCGCTCGATCCCGGCGTGTTCACGTTGCCCTGCATTGAGATGGAGTCGGCGCCCACCGTGTTCTCGCCGCCGTCCTTGCCTAGTTGGTAAATCTTCCAGGCCTCGGGCGGAATCTGCGGCATTTGCATGAACTGGAACGCCTTGCGCACGTCTCCGTCGCGCGTCCGCACTCCCCACAGCGTTCCCAGGCCCATCACCACGTTCTGGGTAGGCGCGTTGCCGTCCTGGCTATCGTAGAGAATCGGCGCGTTCAGCGGGAAGGCGATCATCTTCAGTACTTCGTTCAGCACGCCCTGGTCCATGCGCTGGTCCCCGGCGTTCAGCCTGCCCGTGCCCATCCCATAACCGCTGTTGTCGATGTTCCACCAGGTCGCGCTGTACCCCAGCGCCTGGTCGCCCATGGTGTGTTCCTGGTTCCGGATCACCTTCCGTCGGCTCTCGTAGCAGAGAACCTCGATCACCACCTTGTCCGTCCAATAAGCCAGCTTCATCAGCGGCTTCTCAAACGGGTTGGCGCTCTCGTTGCGCTGCTCCCCGGCCGCGTGCAGCACGGTGCTGCTCTCCTGGTTCATCGACTGCGCCACCTGGCTCCCCACCGCCGCGTCGCCTAGCGGATTTTCCAAGAAGTACGTCTTCAGGTCTTCGTCGCTGGGGATGTCCTTGTAGCAGTCCAGTTCGCGCAGGCTCTTCAAATCCTCGAAGGCCACATAGTCGATGTCGATTCGCGCCCCGCCGGTCAAGTCGGGCCGGTTCGGTGTCCGCCACTTCGGGCTGTAGAGCGTGGTGCCCAGCCGCCGGTACTCGAAGTAGGGCCAGCTCTCCTCGACCGTCTCCTCGCGCACCTTGAAGGTATCGCTCTCCCAGGTATCCACCTCTTTCTTGCCGCCCAGCGGCATGTCGATCGAGACCGGAGGCGTCTCGCGCACGCGACTCTTCTTCTTGACCTTCTTCGTCTCCCAGATCGGAATCCAGATCGCCGTGCCTTGCAGCACTTGGCACTCGATTCCCAGGCTCATGTTGTACTCGAAGTCCGCCCGGTCGTCGAGTTCCTCGAAGATCGCGCTCCATGCCTCCAGAATCCGCTCCGAGTTGGGATCGCCGGCCAGCTTGCCGCGCGGTTCGAGGGCGGTGGGGCTGGTGTCGGCAAAGATGCCCCGCCGCACCTGGTTGCTCATGGTGTTGCGGTTCTTGGCCACGTTGAAGCGGCTGATGCGCGCCGGCCGGCTGGTCTGCATCCGCCAGTCGCGGTCGTAGTTCGGGCTCTGGTAAAGGAAATCGACGTACTGCCACTCCGCCAGCCAACTGTTCGTGTCCAGCCATGCCATAGCCCGCTGGTAGTCTTCCCACACAATGGTGGCCGCCGCGTCGTCGTCGAAGAGGATACCCTCGGCGGAACTCGCGGGCAGCGTCACCTGCTTGTCCTGGATCAACGGCGTCAGCTCGTTGCCCAGCGGCATCCCATCTCCGCCCACCTTCGCCGCTATTTCCTCGCGATCAGCCAACACTCACCCCCGGTATGACGGACTCAGGCGCGTTTACAACTTCTTCCATGATGATCTTAACGATTTTCCATTGTCTAAGGCAGTTTTCACACTCAGGGTTCTGGCATTGGTAAAAATCGTTTTCTGTGAGAGGCATCAAATGGTTGCATTTTCCACAAAAAACAGAATGTAAAACGATTTTGTTTCCCTCAGCCATCCAGCCCTCCCGGCAGCGGCGGCATACTCCATGTCGCTGTCTTTTGCATGGCGGCCAGGTGCGCCGTCATCTTCTGCTGCGCCTGCTCGTCCACTGCCGGCATCCCCTGCTGGCTAAGGAAGCTCTGCACCAGCGCGTCTTCCCTGCGCCGCCGCTGCCAGGCTATCTCCTCTTCCTGCATGTTGGCCCGCATCTGGCTGATGGGAACCAAAGCAGCGAAGCGCGAGATGCACTCCACGATTCCATTCTCCTCCACTAGCCCAAAATGCACAAACTGCTTCTGGCACTCAGCCGCTTTGCTCATTCCGGTCGAGAACAGCACCCGGCCTACCTTCATCAGCGGCTCAAGCTGCTTGATCGCTCCGGTCCTCCGGTTGTCGTCCTCCTCGAACTCCAGCCATTGAATCCGCACGCTGCGGTTCCGCTTTGCCGCCTCGTTGCGGATGTGCGCCGCCAGATACTCGCAGCCGGGCACGTCGATAATCATCACCCCGTCCGCGTCGTTCTCCTTGGCCGCCGCCACAATTCTCTCAGCTTCGCTGGAAGGCGTGTAGGCGCTCTGCCAGCACTCCTTGACGTACACCTTCCCATCCACCACCGTAGCCGCGGCGCCCTCGCTGAACTTGGCCATCCCCGGCTTTCCGCCGTACCTCGGCCTCCAGCAGATGAATGTCTCTGCATCGTTGCGCCTCGGCAGCCGCTCCTCTTCGATCGCGCAGCTCGCGTACAGCTTCTCCGGGAAGGTCGGCACATTGCCGCCCTGAGGGTCGTTCTGCTGCTGGCTCATGAAACTTTCGTAGTTGTCGAGATATTTTTCGCGGAGAATTTTATAACGCAACTGCGGAAACTCCGGCCAATAAAAGATCAGGTCATCTTCTGCGGGGAACTCGCCGGGCAGGAACGGGCAGCCGTCCTTGCGCGCGATGGAACTCCGGATCAGCACGCCCCATGCCTCTGGGTTTTCTTTGGCTCTCTCGATGCATTTGGAGTAGAAGTCGAAAGGATGGTATCGCGTCCCGCCGATCCGGATGTAGCCCATACCCTCCGGGCCGGACCGCAGCAAGTTCTCATTCTGGGCGCACACGTTGATTACCCGGTTGCGCACTTCCGGGCTGGCATCGATTCCGCTGTTTTTTGTGTCTTCCACATCGTCGGGGTCGATGTGCGAAGGATGCCAGCCAGACTGGGTAGATTCGGGAGAGCTGATGGCTAGCGTTGTATCTAGGTCGCCAGCGCCCACCAGTCGGCGGTTGGGCAGGTTCCAGGCCCAGCGTTGCGAATCGACCGAGGAATACGCCGGGTCTTTTTCCGTCACCGACTCGAAAAACAGCTTTTGGAAGACGGTCGGCGATGCGCCTTTAGGCTTGTAGAAGTACTTCGCCGTATGCTTGCCGATCGCCGTGGCCAGCGGTTGCGTGGCGCTCTCGCAAAGGAACGTCACTTCCTCCGGGAAGGCGCAAAGCCACTGTACGCGGTCCACGCGCTTCAAGCTGGTTTTGAAGGTGTGCCGGGGGTCCAGGTGCAGCAGGTTCTTCTTGCAGGGTTGGGCGAACATGGGCAGGGTGGGAACCTTGGGACCGTAGAGATCGACGGCGGCCTGATGAACGCGGGGAACAAAGTCCGGGTAGCCCAGCATCTCGGCGGCGAAAAACATATCCTTTAAAAAGCGATGCCGCAAGTCCTCGCGGTATGCGGCATCGCTTTCGATCTTGTCGGTGTCGAGAATCACGGCTTACGCTCCGGCTTGGGCTGCTCCCGCGCCAGGCATCGGCTCCGCGCCCTGGGCTGCCTCTTCCGGCTCTTCCGCTTCGCCCTGGCCGCCGCCGTTCTGTGCAAACGATTCCTCGATATGCTGGCCGGCTTCCTCGGGGCTTTGGCTGGTGGCTACGTTCTCCCGCTCGGGCATGGTGAAGGCGTCGCCCTTCTTCGCTTTGTAGGTGTGGTGATGGATGTGCGATCCATCGTCGACCTCCACTGTGCGAATCTGGTACAGGTGCAGCTTGGCCTTCTTCTTGCCCTTGCCGCCTTCGTCTTTCTTGGGCTTCTCTTCTTCCTTGGCCATCGCGTTCTCCTGATT